CACTTGACCGCTCTGAGATGTTGACATTACTCGCGAACGAAGAGTGGTCATCTGACGATCCTTTTTAATAGTTATGCACGAGACAGCACAAGGGTTATATCATTCGTTGGAGAACCAGCGGTGGTCGTTTTTAGACAGAGGACGTCAATCGTCAGAACTCACTCTACCCTATGTACTGCCTCCTGACGGACACAACTACGCCACTAAATACTACACACCCTATCAAGGCATAGGAGCACGTGGTGTACTGAATCTATCGTCTAAGTTATTGTTGGCTTTACTCCCACCAAACGCTCCGTTCTTTCGTCTTGTTATAGATCGTTACGAGTTAGACAAAGCAAAAGCTGAACTGGGACAAGAGGGTGCAGAACAACTACGTACTGATCTAGAGAAAGCATTGGCTGATGTAGAACGTAGTGTATCACAGGAAGTAGAAGTACAGAACTTTAGGAACGGTATATTCCAAGCACTCAAGAATCTTCTAATCACAGGTAACGCTTTGTTATATCTCCCGGATGAAGGAGGTATGAGAACATTTAAGTTGGATCGTTACGTCGTAAAGCGTGATCCAATGGGTAACGTTACACACATAGCTGTTAAAGAAACAGTAGCACCTATGATGTTACCTGAGTCGGTACGGGAAGAAGTGTACAGACAAGAGAAAGAAAACACGTGTGATTTGTACACTGCTATCGTGCGTGAAGATGATGAATTTAAAGTGTATCAAGACGTAAAGGGAATGCTTATCGAGGAAAGCGTAGGACGTTATCCGTTAGAAAAGTCCCCGTGGCTACCCTTGCGTTACACTCAAATAGACGGAGAAGACTACGGACGTGGGTTTGTTGAAGAGTATATCGGAGACATCCGCTCGTTAGAGTCGTTAACTAAATCAATCGTAGAAGCCAGTGCAGCAGCAGCTAAGGTATTGTTCATGGTCAATCCTAACGGAACGACACGAGCACGTACACTGGCTGAAGCTCCTAACGGTGCGATTGTACAAGGGTCTGAAGGAGACGTATCCGTCTTACAACTTAATAAGTTCAACGATCTACGGACAGCACAGACTACAATGGCTGGTATAACAGATCGATTGAGCCAAGCCTTTCTACTGACATCGGGGGTTGTTAGAGATGCCGAGAGAGTGACTGCCGAGGAGATACGGATGTTAAGCCAAGAGCTTGAAGCTGCCCTCGGTGGTCTCTACTCTCTTTTAGCTCAGGAGATGCAACTGCCTATCGTCACTCGTTTGATGGATCGTATGTCCAAAGAGAAACGACTACCTAAGCTACCCAAGGATATTGTTAAACCTACTATTGTTACAGGTGTTGAAGCATTGGGTCGTGGTAATGATCTTAATCGTCTTGATATGTTTCTTGCTGGTGCTAATCAGATAGTGGGGCCACAAGCAGTCAATCAATATCTTAACGTATCTGATTACTTTAAACGTCGTGCTACTGCTCTGGGTATAGAAACCGAGGGACTGATCAAGACGGAAGAAGAAATTCAACAAGCTATGCAGATGCAACAACAACAAGAGATGATGATGAAGTTGGGAAGCCCTGCCGTAGCACCCGCTATCAATGCTGCACAGGAGCAGTACATGGCAACACAACAAGAACAACCTACCGAGGAATAACAAATGGCAGAACTACACCGAGTAGAGATTAACGAGAAAGTATCCAGTGAGATCGAACCCGAAGAGAAGCAACAAGCTGACGAAACGGTTGAGACTCCTGAAGAACAACAATCAGAACGTCCTGAATGGTTACCTGAGAAGTTCAAATCAGCGGAAGATATGGCGAACGCTTATAGTGAGCTTGAGAAGAAACTTGGACAACCCGCAGCTGAAGAGCAACAAGAAGAAGAACAACCACAACAAGAAGAGACCGAGAATGATAACGACAAACCAGAAGCTGGTAATTATAATGAAGCTGTTGTGGAAGCTAGTCAGGAGTTCTTTGCAAATGACGGTCAACTGTCTGACGAAACTTATCAAAAGCTTGAACAAGTAGGACTACCACGTGATCTCGTCGATAGTTACGCAGCTGGTCAACAAGCGTTGTTACAATCAGAAGAAACCCAGATCAAAGGAGTGGCAGGTAGCGACTACGATGCAATGGCTGAATGGGCCAACGAACACTTACCATCCGAAGAGGTCGATGCGTTTGACGAAGCTGTCACGTCCGGGTCAATACAACAAGCCAAGTTAGCAGTACAAGGACTACACGCACGTTATCAAAACGCTACAGGTAGTCGTCCAAAAACTTTAGTACAAGGAGCGGTTAGTGGTTCATCAACCATGCCGTTCAAGAGTATGCAAGAATTAGCACGTGCACAGTCAGACCCACGTTATCGTAGCGGTGATAAAGCATATCATCAAGAGATTGACAGACGGCTGGCTGTGAGTAATATATAACTTTCATTCATAAGTAATTAGGTGAACAGATGCCTTGGACGACTTGTTTTGGTTTTCTTCCTTTTATCGGTTTCAGGGAGTTTTACAGGTTGTTCCAAGGCATCATTTTATCCGGCTCTCGGAGCTACGGGTGGAGCAGCTGTAGGTAGTTTAGGAGGGCCGGGGCCAGCTGCGGGAGGTGCAGCACTTGGTTGGGGTGTAGGAGAAACAGCCAAATACATGGAAGAAAACAAACATTTAACGGAACAAGTCAAAGCGTTAAGTGAAGGAGATGTGAAGCAACTCGTTAGTAATCAACTAGATGCGTCAATGGATAACGGGTTTTTTGACGGTATGCTTACAGAAATTTATGGCTTGCTAAAGCTGTGCCTGATAGGTGTAGTCTTGTGGAATGTCATACCAATCATATATACGAGATACGTACACAAGAAAGCAAAAGATGAAATATCAAATAGAAAGATTACTTAGAATCTATAACGATCTACCACAGCGTCGGAAAGTCCTAGTGTTGACAATTGGTGCATTTGTTGGTCTTATAGTAATTGGTAACATATTTAATTAGACAACTAGCGACTACTAGTCCCTCGACCTACTGCGGTAGACAATCCTGTGCGAACGAACGAAGTGAAAGTCAACCAACTAATAACTACAACTATAAATAACTACAACATAAAGGAGAAAATATATCATGGCTAATGGAGATACATCCCCCTCACGTGTAGGACAGATTAATAGTGCTGGTGATACAGATGCGTTGTTTCTTAAAAAGTTTAGCGGAGAAATTCTGCAAACCTTCGAAGAGTCTAACGTATTCAAAGCACTGCACACTGTTCGCACAATCGAAAACGGTAAATCAGCTCAGTTCCCTGTTACAGGCGTAGCTTCTGCTGCTTACCACACACCCGGTGAAAACATCGCTGACGCTGGAAACAGCTACCTTAGCGACATCAAGAAAGCCGAGAAAGTCATCACTATCGATAAGATGCTTTTGGCTTCTACTTTCTTGTCAAACATCGACGACGTAAAGAACCACTACGACATTCGTTCAGTATATGCTAACGAGTTGGGTAAGGCTCTTGCTGTTCGTTTCGATACTGCTCTCGCTAAAGTATTCATCGCTGCTGCTCGTAGTGCTGCTGCCGTAACAGGTGGTAACACTGGTGGTATCCTTGATGTTTCTGCTAATGCAATGGGTGACGTAAGTGACTCTAGCGACGACGCAGACAACACTGATCCTACAGGTGCTGAATTAACAGCTGCTCTCTTTACCGCAGCTCAGAAGCTCGACGAAAACGATGTTCCTAGTGACGGTCGTTTCGCAGTTCTTCGTCCTCAAGAGTACTACAAGTTAATCACTGGTGGTGCAGGAACCCTCGCTATCTCTACTTCTGCTGTCAATAAAGACGTCGGAGGTTTAGGAAGCATCGCTTCTGGATCAATCCCACAGATTGCAGGTATCACCCTCTACAAATCCAACCACATCCCATCAACTGACTTGTCTGCTGTTTCTACAGGTGACGGAGAAGCTGCTAACGATGTGTTCGGTGCTAGTGGAGTAGGATACAACGGAAACTTTACCAACACGATTGGTCTTGTTTCTCATTCCGCTGCTGTTGGAACAGTAAAACTGCTCGACTTGGCTACTGAATCTGAGTACCAAATCGAACGTCAAGGTACGCTTTTCGTTGCGAAGTATGCTATGGGACACGGAGTTCTCCGTCCTGAGTGTGCTATCGAACTTCAGAAGTAACCACTCTCTCGGTGTTGGGAGGTCTGTGATTCGTTCCGCTCCCTTCTACCGAAACCTTTATTACAATGGCTCTTACAACTAAACTCGAAGCGGTAAACACAATGATTGCCGTTATTGGCGAAGCACCCGTTAACACGTTAGGAGGCACAGCTGTCCCGATCACCGTGGTACAAGCAGAGAATGTGTTAGACGAAACGAGTAGAGCTATACAATCAGAAGGTTGGCACTTTAACACGGAGCACGAATACCCATTCACTCCCGACGCTTCTACCAATAAGATTGTTTTACCAAGCAACGTGTTAACCATAGACTTAGACCCACAGATATATACAGACGTCGATCCTGTACAACGTGGTAATATTTTATACGACAGGAAGAACCACACAGACGTCTGGACAAAAGAGGTAAAAGCCTCTGTTACTTTTCAGTTAGAGTTTACAGAGATACCTGAACAATTTAGAAACTACATCACTATTAAATCTGCTCGTATATTTAGTAATCGTTTTCTTGGTAGTCGTGAGATCGAAGGATTTGCACTACGGGACGAAGTGGAAGCAAAAGCAAGAGCTATTGATAGTGACTCCGAGAATGCAGACCGTACTATCTTTGATAACTACAGCGTAATGCGTGTGCTTGACAGATAATGCCTCTGTTAGTAAATAGCGTACCTAACTTAGCCCAAGGTGTATCGCAGCAACCTGACAACCTGCGTTATCCCGGTCAGTGCGACGAACAGATCAATGCTTGGGCTACTGTTGTTGAGGGACTAAAGAAGCGTCCTAATACCAACTACATAAAGAATTTAGACAGCACTAGTACAAGTAGTAATCTATTTACACACTTTGTTAAACGCGACCAAACGAACCAGTACGCTATAGTCGTATCGTTAGGTGGTATCAGTGCTTACGACGTATCGTTAGGTACATCTATACCTGTAACCGTTACGTCTATTGCTAACAGCTATCTCAGTCTTGGTACGTCTGTTACTGATCCGTTGAACGATCTAAGAGCACTGACTGTAGCTGACTATACGTTTCTTGTTAATAAGAGGAGAGAAGTAAAAGTAGATACAAATACTGCTCTGTTATCAAAACACATACAAGACGACGAAGGTAAGTATAGTGCTTTGGTGTTTGTTAAGCTCGGAGATTACGAGAAGACTTACGACATTTACATAGACGGAGATGTTATACCGCACGGTGGCACAGCTACTGAAAGTAATAAAACGCCACCAGCAGGACACACGGACGAAAGTGGTAGTGCTAATTCTTCAGGTACTCACGCTGATACAGAAATTATAGCACAGGATTTAGAGACGGTGCTTAACGGTTACTTCGGTTCGGAAGGTAGAGTTGGAGGAGTGTCGCT